GGTCTTGGCCCACTGCTCCGACTGCGCCGGCTTCAACGACAACGGCGGCGGCTTCTTTTCGCCGGGCTCATAAAGCGAGCCGTCGGGCCGAAACTGATGACCGGCCTGTTCGTAGGCGATCTCGGTGTGCCCGTAGACCGTGCCGTAAGACTCTTTTCTGTCGAGTTTCATCGCTAATCCCACAAGATGTTGAGCGCGTTCGACGTGCCGGTCACCACCACCACCAAGGCCCCCGTGTACCGAATCCCCGGCAAGCCGCCGGACAGGGGCTGAAAGCTCTGGTTCACCGCCGTACCGGTGCCATTGTGGATCAAGTTCGTGGTCGTGGCTACGGTGCCGCGGGTGGGCTGGATGTCATAGACCGAAAAGACGGGCGAGGTGCCGTAGGTCGACACATAAGCGCCGTAGTACACCCCCGGGGTCCCGATGCCCACTCCCGGGCCCGGAGAGGCGGGACCGGGATTGAGCGTATAGGTGCCGGCGGTCGTGAGAACGCTGTATCCGGCATTGACTGGATTGCCGAGAACCGGCGCCACGGCTACATCCGATCGAGCATGTTATTGCGTTCGATGAATCCGGTCTCGCCATCGACCGTGATGTCATCATAGAACGCATCGTTGTGCTCGCGCGTGTACTGATCGTCCGTGCCGAGGAGACGCTTGCGGTCATAGCCTTCTCGCAGCGACATCGCGGTCACATCATTCGTGACCTGCGAGCCCGTTCCCAGGCTGCCGGCCATCGGCATGACGCGCGCGTCCGAGAGCTCGGCATCGGTGATGTCGGACCCCGGCGGCAGGGAATTGTAGAACACCGCGTTGTCCATCGTCTTCGATGCCCAGTCCCCGCCGCGCATGCCTTCACGTCCCGGTGTTCCTTTCTTCACACGCGCCGAGCGATCGCTCGCCCAGCCGTTTTGCGCATCATCGTTGTGATTCTGCGGGTAATCGACCTGGAACTTTTCCTGGACGATTCGGCTCACCAGCCATCTCCCGGATAGCTCATGCCGCCGCTATAGGTCTTCATCGGCTCTTCGCGGATGTCGGCCATTTCCTGGTCGGTGATATCCGAACCCGGCGGCAGCGAGTTGAAGAACACATTGACGCCAAAGGGCGTGCCTTTCTTCACCAAGTACCCGCTGTCATTGATGCCTGACTTGTCGAGCACTTCCCCGCCCGAACGCGGCAGCACGTTGACGTCCGCCAGCGCATCGCCGCCGACCTCGTGACGCTTCTTGCTGCGGGCGTTCACCGAGCGGATCACATCCTTTTCACCCGGCATCGAGCCGCCCCGGGTGGGGGTGACGTGAGTCTTCGGGTTCTCCTGCGGACTCTCGAAGTCGGAATTCTTTGCCATCGTGGTCATGGAAGCTCCTAGGCCGGAACCGGTGTCAAGGGGGCGAGCGTGTAGTCAATCGCCGGAACCAGGGTGGCGGTCGCATCGGTGCCCAGCGTGATGATCACTTCGGATCCCGCCGGCACGTAGTAGCCGCCATAACCTGCCGTTCCGGTCGAGGTGTTGAGCGCGAACTGCACGAACCCACCCGCCACGCCGGTCCCGGTCGAGGTGGACAGCTGCAGGCCGCCCATCGCGTAAGGTCCCCAGGTCGCGGTCGCCAAGCCGATCGCGGTGCCCGTGGTATTGGTGTTCGTGACGATCGTCAGCTGCAACGACTGCGAAGAGATCGTGCTCGAGTACGTGCTGGTGCCTGCCGTGTCGACGAACACCGAGCAGGAGTACAGGTACATGTTCGCATAGGTCACGAACTTGGCGGTGGCGGCATTGCCCTTGACCGCGCCCACCTGATAGCTCTGACGAGCCGTGTAACTCGGGTGATCGTAGACCGGGAAAGTCCGTTGGGCCGCATTGACCGGAGTGGCCATCGTGTCTCCTTCAGGCGATCAGGATGCCCGTGGGCGCCCCGATCGAATACTCGAGGATGTGCGAGGCCGTGCCGGTCGCATCCGTCCCCGCCACCACGTAGAACTGGTCGCCCGGGTTCATGTAAAGGCCGCCCTGGCCGGCCTGGTTGCCGCCCGGCGGATTGGCCAGATACGTGGTCGTGCCCCAGGGCATCGAGGTATTGGTACCTCCCAGGGTATTGATGGCGTACTTCCACCAGCCTCCTAGGCCTCCGACGCCCGGCACGTTCACATTCGTGCCCGCTGCGCCCGTGCCGCCGATGAAGAAGGGCCCCGTGGCCGCCGCTCCCACGGTCGTGGTGGCGAGCGTCACCGCAGTGCCGGTCGTATTGGTGTTCGCGACGAACACCGCGTACGCGGCCTGACAGGAGGTCGTGGCGGTACCGTTGACCGTGTAGGTCGAGCTTCCCAGTGCGGTCACCGGAATGAAGGTCACGCCCCAGATGGTCAGCTGGGTGAAGGCCGTGAACTTGGTGGTGCTGGTGCCGCCGGACCCCGTAATCGTTCCCAGGGAGGCGCTCTGGCGCGTCACATAGGACGGATTGTCATACGCCACCGTGCGGGTGACGACGTTCGAGTTGCCCTGATTCTGTGTCGACATGTCAAATCCTCTTGGGCGCTGCCCACCCCAGACGAGTCATTTCCCCTGCTCGGGCCAGCAAGTCAGGGTTGTTACGCGGCCGAATCCCATTTCACGATGCGCACGTTGATCGGGTTGGTGTGGACGATGCCGAAGCCGCCCAAGTAGTACCACGCAATGCCCTTGGACCGACCGTAATCGGTGGGGATCTTGCCGCGCATCTCTTCCGGCACCGCCACCGCTTCGGCCACCGTGTCATTGCCGAAGAAGAAGATCCAGTCCGACTGACCGTTCACCCAAGGGGTTGTGGTCACACCGTCGTTGCCGGTGCCCTTGGGGATATTGGTCTGCTCAATGTAGCGGGTGTTCTCGTAGCGACCGATCTCCCCGTTCATGATCAAGTTGAAGCCGGTGTCCGAGTACTGGTGAATCGCTTCGAGCGCGTTCTTGAATGTCCGCAACGTCGTCGGCCAGGCGATCGAGTAGTAGTCATCCGCGATGTACGCCGGGATATTGCGTTCCTTCATCGCGTCCACGATCGCCTTGGCGTGGGCGTTGGAGTAGGCGACGGAATTGGTGCCGGTCACCGTGCCGTTCGTGTAGAGCGTCACCGCGGTAGCCGAGGTGCCGCCAGTGGGGATGGCGCGCAGCAGGGTCTGGTTGAACTGACCCCAGGCGAGACGATCAATCGACTTGACCGTGTCGTTCTTCAGCGCCTTCTTGATGATGTCCTCGACCGGGAACTTCGACAGGTTGTCGAGCTTGCCCGAGTACGGCACCGAGTTACCGGCTTCCGTGATGGTCAAGGTGCCCTGGGTGATCGTGAAGTTCGTCTCGGGCAAGGTATTGGTTTCCAGCAGCACCCCGCCGGCGGTCGCCACATCCGACACCACGTCCCAGGTGAAGGTATCGCCCTTCTTCTTGCCCTGCTGGGAGATGTCGTGCACGTCGGCGAACTGGCGAAACTTCACCAGCGGCTGCACGTTCATGCGCAGCACGTTCGAGAGCTGCCGACTGTAGAGATAACCCCCGAGGGAGGAAACGGCCCAGACTTGCCCCGCCATGTACGGCTCCGAAGGGAGCCGTATCAGGCCCCCGCGCTATGGTCTGCGATGAAGATGCGGGGTTTGCCCGCGCGCTTGGGCCATCTTTTCGATGACGGCCGAAGCATCTTCTTCGCCCTCGTCGTCGGTGGCCGTGGACTGTCGGGCAGCCGCAGCCGGAACCGTCGACAAAGTTCGCTTCCGTTCCAGCTTGTCCTGGGTGCTAGAGCCTTTGTAGCCCGGGAAGGCCTTGCGCAGTTCCTCGCCGATGCCTCGATAGGCTTTGGCAAGGGGCGTCTCGGGGGCGGTCTGCTTCAGCTGATTCAGCTTGGCGCGAAACAACAACCCGAGATTCGGATCTTCCAGTAGCTCTTTTTGCTCCGCCTCCAGGGCGGCCAGTTCGGTCCTGAACGACAAGCGCTGATCGAAAGCCTGCAGGACGTCCGGGGTAACGGATGGTCGTGCGGTAATGGCCTTTGCCAGCTTACCAATCGCTTCTTCATCTCCCAGTGCGACTGCGGCCAGGAGCTTCCGCGCCTCGTCTTCCTCGAGGCTGGCTCGCTCGTCCACGGGGGATAGAGCAGCCTGTGCGCTCTTTCTAGCAGTTTCGGAGGCATGACGCAAGTAATCGTCCGCCGCTTCCACTTTAGAGGCCGTTTCCCGAAGTTGCTTCAAAGTCAGCCACTTTTCGTGGCCGTTCACGACAGTGAGATAGTAGGTGACCCCGTCAATGACGCGCTGATCCCCCTCGCTTTGCGTCGGGTCCGTGACGGACGTCTCGGCGCCTTCTTCCTGGAGGGCGCGTGCCGCGGCTTCCGCCTGCAGCGTCTCCTCGTCCTTCTCGCCCTTGTCTATGCCCTCGATATCTTCCTTGCGTCCCATCTCAGAGGCATCCGCGATGCTCTCCATGAGCTGCAAGCGCTCATTGTTACGGCGCTCCTGGGCTTCGCGGATCTTCTCCTCGGTGGTCTTCCCGGTGTCCTCGCTCATCGGTTTTCCTCAAGGGCTACGCGTGACTGCGCCCCATTCTGTATCGCCTCGCCCAACCAGCCGATCACGGATTCCGCCACCCGGACCTTGAATTGCAGCTCCCGAATGGCCTTCGGATCCTCGGGGTCCACGTACTTCAACGCTTCACTCGCCCGATTCACCTCGGCATCCGCATAACGCACCAGGTACTGGCCGATGTCGGTTTCGAGGAACAACTCCACCTGACGCCCAAAGACGGCGTTCTGGACGTCCGGATCTTCAGGATCCAGCATTCTGCTTCTCGTGCGCAGCGTTGAAATCGCGGTCTTCGACCTCGCCCTCGCGCTGTACCGCGCCTTTCTCCAGTTCCATCAGGTGTCCGACCAAGAGCTGACGGGATTCGCTCACGTGCTTCTTGTCCGCCAGCGCAAGCTTCACGATATTGCTCTTGTCCGCGATCCGCTCCTTGGTGCGATTGGTCTCGGTGACCTGCTGCTGCTTGGCGAGCGGACTCTTCTGCAAGAGTTTGGTCAACTGCACAACTTGCTGCTGGAGCTTGATCACTTCGGGGTTCGAGCCGTCGATCACAAAGCGTGTGCCGTCCTGGTAACCCGACAAGCCCGCCAGCTCCTTCCAGACCTCTTTCAAGTCAATCCCGGGCGGCGGGATCTTGCTCACCGCTGCAAACACCTGCAACGCGTAGGCAAAGCGCTGGATCTTCTGTGCCGGATCGGTCGCGCCCATGCCGACGTTCACGGTAATGTTCAACTCGTTGTCGAGCACCGCATCGGTGAGCTGATTGACCCCGTAGCGCTTGAAGACCTGCGCCTTCTCACCGGCCAGCTGAATGAGCGTGAGATCGGATTCGTAGTGCTGCTCGAGCATCATTACCTGGCGCAATACCGGCTGCACGAAGGTCTCGACAAAGGTCTTGAGCAGATACTCGGTCAAGAGATTGGTCGGCCCCTGCAACATGCGCATCGTGTTGGTCGATTCCCGACCCGTGCGCTGCGCTTGAACCTGCATCGGATTGAAGTTGCCGATGAGGTCCGAGAAATCCCCGTCCACCCGGTCTTGTTCGAGATAGCTCGACTGGGTGACATCCGGCCAGCTCACCTCCTTGATGTCGAGCTCCGGGTCATCCGCAAGCGTGATGCCGCCAGGCACATTGCGCACCAGACTCGGCAGATCCACGTTCTTGCCGCGCTTGGCGATCCAGCGCTTGTTCAGCACCAGCTTCACGTTGTCCATGCGTTGGTTCTGCAGGTCGTTCGCCTCTTCCTGCAACGGCTTTACCAAGGTGGCGATCGAGGAAGGCATCGGCTTGTGCGTCTCGAGATTCACCTTCCCCATGACGTAAGGCCGCACCCCGTGCCAGACCGTCTCTTTGAGCGGTGACGGTTCGGTGAGCATCTTCTCGGATGCGATCGTGTAGAACTCCCAGTCTTCCCCGTCCCAGCGATGGATGTGACGGTGCACCCACACGATGTCGTAGTCCGAGACATCGCGCTTCTGCTGAGTCGGGTCCTGCGCCACCTGAATCCGCGCTTGACGCGTCGAATCATCCGTGCTGTCGCCCTTGCGTCCAAAGACCTGCGCCGGGCTGTAGCGTTTCCAGGTCTGACCCTTGGGATTGGGCTGGGACATCTTGTCCTTCACATCACACCAGTACATCGGAATGATGTGAATGAGGTACGGCGAGGTGTTCACCGGGTCCATCCAGTCGGCACTCGGATCGATCCGCAGGTTCTCGATCGGGATCAGGTCCACGACCGGCTTGTCCTCCAGCGCCGTGCGTTCACCCCCCTCGAACTTCTCGAAGAACCGCCAGTGCACATGCGCGGCAGCGGCTCCCTGAACCTGAGCATCCTGGACCGCCCCGATACACACCTGGAACCACGGGATCGTCTTGGACAGCCGGTATTGCAGCAGCTGCTTGGTGACCTCGGCGGAAACGAGCTCGCTCTTATCGCTCTGATTGGTCGGCGTGACATCGATCAGGTCGATATTGCTGAAGAAGGCCGCCGCTGCCGCCGCTTCGTTCTTGCGGATGATCGCCCGGGTCTTGGGGCGGAACAGGTTGCTGCGTTTACGAAACAGCTCGGAGTTGTACTTCGAGTCCCCGGAGTGCTGATTATTGAACGCCCGGATGCTGTCATCCCACTGGCGACGGTAGTTCGAGTCGATGTAGCTGGTAGAGAAGCGGAACGCATCCTGGGCGCGCTTGAGCCAATTCGGCTCGCCCGCCTTCACTTCTTCGGGCGCGACATCCCCGATCTGCATGCCGGTGGCTTCATGCTCTTCGCCCAGGTAGTCGAGCGAGGCATCTCCGGGTTCAGGATCGGAGATCGAAGGGGGTTGTGGACGCCAGGGAGTGCTGCCGTTGGCCATCAGTGCTGTCTCACTGCAAGCCCTTCCTCTTGAACGGCGTCGCGCGGTTGTAATAGCCCGGCACCACCGGATCGCGCCCGTCCCATTTGCCCCGAGGCAGCCGGAACTGCTCCAGGAGCTGGCCGCCCATGCGGATGGCACTGTCGCTCACCTGCTTATGCGTGGTGAGCCGATCATAGGGCAGCGCACAGGAGAAGCCGCGCCGGCCGATCGCCTCGTGTACCGCATCCTCGATCGCCAGGTGCTTGACCACGATATGGCCACCCTGAAAACCCACCAGCCAAGGGTGATCAGGATAGGCCCGGTTCAAGGCCTCACCGACCGCCAAGGCCAAGGCAGCCGCCGAGACCTCGTCCTCGTTGCCCTGTTCCAGGACCTGCATCAGGGGATCCCGGTGTACTTGAGCTTGTTCGGCAGGCTCTGCGGGCGGGTATAGATGCCCGTCACCCCGATATCGGTGCTATCGAAGTTCCGCAGGCCATTGGCGAACTGGTAGATCCGATGATCCGGTGCGCGGAAGCTCGAGCCCCATTCGCGGCTCACCATCTCCAGGAGACTGAACTGCCGGCTCGTGACCTGTCGGCCCAAACTGGCGGGAAGCGGGGGCAGTGCCATCAGACGTACTCCGGTTCAATGCGAGGTTCGGCGGGCGGGCGAAAGCCCTCAAAACGGTCCTTCTCCGGGCGCGGCTGGCCTTTCATGCCCGGCAAGATCGGGCTGCGCACCGGATCGGGCGCCGCGCGCGCCTTGCGCTGGCTACGGACCCAGGCATCGTATTCGTTGGCGTTCACACGTAGTCCGGCTCTAAGCTCTGCTGGTCCACATACTCCGGTGCCACCGGCTCAATGTCGTAGATCCGGCTCACCGCATCGATCACATCCACCAAGCCACCGAACGGGAAATAGCTCACCTGCATCCGCAGGCGCTCGGACAGGTCGTACTTATTCCCATTCTCGTCCAGCCGAAGGATAGGCCGGGACACGCGATAATCATAGCCTTGGCCGATCATATTGCGCTGCAGCTTTGTGAGCCGGTCCTCATCGGTCGGGTAGGGCAGGTAGAACCGGTGCCCGCGGATGTCGGGTACCAAGCGCTGCACCCGATCTTCCTTGGATCGCTGGCCGTCACGCGGCCACTCCAGCTCCGTGATATCGAACGTGAGGCTGCGACCGGTGTTCGGGTCTTTCTCAATCTTCATGCGTTCCCGGAAGTAGTCGAGGTCTGCGATCGCCCCATAGCGCTCATAGCCCACGTGCAGGCCCACGATTCCGGGAGCCGAGCGCCAGGTCCACCACAGATCGCGCATCCAGCGCCAGCGGTCCATGAGATCAACCTTGTGATCGATGCCATCCAGCAAGTACTTGTTCCCCGCCGCATCGATGCCCAGCACCACCATCGCGGTATTGGCGCTCTCCTTCTTGACCGATCGGGCGGGGTCGATCAGCAAGTAGGCCATCAGGGTGAGGGGGCGAACCTCGTAGACCTGGAGGTCTTGGACGTTGAACATGCGCTGGTGCCCAGCCAGAGGGTTCGCCAGTAATTGGCATGCAACCGTTGCTTCACCTTGGTCCCGCTTTCGACGATCCCACTCAAGCTGAGTAAACAGAACAGGTTGGCCGTCGAGGGTGCCGTCTTGAGTTGCCGGGTAGATTCGAGCAGTTGCAGCTCCGCGCTTAATGATCTCCGAGTAAGTGTCCGCGTAGTGGTACCGCGTGCCGATAATCCACTTGCGCCCCCCAGCCACGCCGAGATTGTCGCTGAGTTCCCACGCTTCAGTTGTCTTAACAATCTGTTCCGGCGTATTGACGCTTTCACGGGTCACCACATCGTCGTAGACGAGTAATTGGAAGTGCTTGGAGGTCGGCTGGCCGTCCACCAGACCAGGCGCCTCGATGGTCGCCTCGTTGGGATTCGATTGGCGCTTGACGATCAGGCCGCCATCGAGCGACCAGCTCGGCGATTCCTTGGCGGGGTCTTTCCACAGGATGTCCGGGAACACGGCCTTCAAGTTGTCGTTCGAGGCGAGCTCA